AAAAGTATTTGGTATGGGCAACTTTGTAAATGACCGTGATGATGTTGATTATATAAAATGTTCAAGTGAAATAGATTTAGTGCATCGCTTTACAGATTTCTGGTGTAAATACAATCCTGATATTATTACTGGTTGGAATGTAAAGTTTTTTGATATACCTTATCTAATGAATCGTTTTAAATATCTTATGGGTGATGAATACATTTCGCAGTTTAGTCCTTGGGGTGTTGTAAATGAAAATAGTTCTAAAATTAGTGGTTGGGAAAGTAAACAAGAACAAAAGACTTGGGATATATTAGGTGTTGATACTTTAGATTATCTTGACCTATATCGTAAGCATACTTTTGTTAGACGAGAAAGTTATAAACTAGATTATATCGGTGAAGTAGAACTAGGCGAAAATAAACTAGACAACCCCTATGATACTTTTCAAGAGTTTTATTCTAAAGACCATCAATTATTTGTTGAGTATAATATTCAAGATGTTGAACTAGTTGATAAGTTAGAAGATAAAATGCAGTTGATTGCTTTACATTTAACTATGGCTTACGAGGCAAAGGTAAACTATCAAGATGTATTTGGGCAAGTTAGAATCTGGGATACTATTATATACAATTATTTACGATCAAAGAATATCGTACCACCTGCCGTTCAAGAATCAAAAACATCTGACGGCTATGAAGGCGCTTATGTAAAAGATCCTGTTGTAGGTTTTCACGACTGGATTTGTAGTTTTGATTTAAACAGTTTGTATCCACATTTAATCATGCAGTATAATATATCTCCTGAAACAATGGTTGGGTTTGAACCTGACAAAGTTAATGTAGTAGATATGTTAAATGAAAAATCTGATTTATCTAACCTTGATAACAGAACTATAACACCAAACGGCGCTCAGTTTAGAACAGACAAACGAGGTTTTCTTCCTGAACTAATGGATACATTATATCAAGAACGAGTGATTTATAAAAAGAAAATGCTTGAAGCAAAAGCCATGTATCAAAAAACTGGCGATAAGAAATACGAAAATGAAATTGCAACAAACTTTAATATACAACTTGCAAGAAAGATTGCATTGAATAGTGCTTATGGTGCTATTGGTAATCAATACTTTAGATACTTTGATATTCGCCATGCAGAAGGTATTACAATGGCAGGTCAATTAACTATTCGATGGATTGAAAGAGATGTTAATAAGTTTTTAAATAATCTATTAAAAACAAAAGATTTCGTTTATGTTGTTGCTTCTGATACTGATTCAATCTATGTTAAACTTGGTTCATTTGTTGATAAGATATTTAAAGATAAATCTGATACAAGAAAGATTGTAAAAGTCATGGATAAATTCTGTGAGGAAACATTACAGCCTGCTATTGATAAGAGTTTTGATAGACTTGCTAAATATGTAAAAGCATTTGACCAAAAAATGATTATGAAAAGAGAAGTAATTGCTAACAAAGGTATCTGGACTGCCAAGAAAAGATATATTTTAAATGTTTACAATGAAGAAGGTGTTGATTTAAAAGAACCTAAACTCAAAATCATGGGCATTGAAGCCGTTAAATCATCTACACCTGCCCCTTGCAGACTTAAAATTAAAGAGGCATTGAAAGTAATTATGAATAAAGATGAGGCAGCACTAATACAATTCATAGAAGATTTTAGAAAACATTTTAAAACATTACCACCAGAAGAAATTGCTTATCCTCGTTCATGTAATAATCTTCAAAAGTATTCTTCAAAAACAAGTATATATCAAAAAGGTTGCCCAATTCATGTAAGAGGTGCATTACTATATAATCATATGTTAGATAATAAAAAACTAACAAAGTATCAAAGCATACAAGACGGTGATAAGATTAAATTTATTAGATTAAAAGAACCTAATACTTTACACCAAGATGTAATATCTTTTATTGGTCAATTACCAAAAGAGTTTGAGTTACATCAATACATTGATTATGACAATCAGTTTGATAAGTCATTTTTAGAACCATTGCGATTTATTGTAAATGCAATTAACTGGAGTTTTGAAAAGCAATCTACATTAGATTCATTTTTTTAAGATAGTATGGTAAAAAGCACTTTAAATATACAATCAGTAACAGCAACTAAAGCTGCAAATATTATTATTAATTTTTTTAGTAGTATTAACCGAATAGATGATTACTTTCGACTAAGAAAGATTGAAAGAATTAAGAACTTACCAGCGTCTATTCCTGGTTTTGATTTAGAAGATGAAATATTTCAAAACTATGAAATGTCACCTGATGATATGGACATTGATGTTACACAAACCGACAATAAAACATTTGATACATTACTTGAAAAGACTGCTAGTTTTAGTCCAGATCAAGCTCCAGGTAAAGAACTTAAATTAGTTGTAAAAGAAAAGAATACAAATACAATATTAGGTTTTATTAAATTAGGTTCACCTCTCATTAATTCTAAACCAAGAAATAACTATCTTGGTGATGTGCCAGATTTACCTATCTTTAATAAAAGAGCGATAATGGGTTTCAACATAGTACCAGTACAACCATTTGGGTATAATTATCTTGGGGGCAAGTTATTGGCGTTGATATGTTGCTCTCATAAAGTTAGAGAGATGTTGGACAACAAGTATAATACAGAATTTTGTTTATTTGAAACTACAAGTTTATATGGCAATATTAAAGGCACATCAATGTATGATGGTTTAAAACCATTTTTAAGATATAAAGGTGATACAGAATCTAAATTTGTGCCAACACTTGGTGAAGAAGCTTATTTTGAGTGTAAAAAAATTATCGAAGATGATGTGCAAGACGATATAATACATAAAGGTGCTTCAAGTCGTAAGATGAAGATTACATCAAAAATGATTTCATTAATTAAAACTTCATTGAAAGAATCAGACATAGACCTATATGAGAAGTTTGTGGCTGCTATTAAAAAAGCAGAAAGTGTTACCACACAAAAAAGATTTTATATGTCAGATTATGGTTTTGAAAATGTAAGAGATGTTTTACTAGGTAAAACAGATACACTAATTAAAGGCCAGAACTATGATAAACATAATTTAGAAAACATCATTACTTGGTGGAAGAAAAAAGCAACCAGTAGATATAATAACTTGAAGGCAGCAAACAAAGTAAGAACAAAATTAGAAGTATGGAATAAAGATACTATAAACACTATTGATATAATAAGATAATGGAAAAAATATACATACCTACATTTAAAAGAGTTGATAATCAAATCACATTCAACGGACTGCCAGACAAGTATAAAGAAAAAACTATCTTAGTTGTTCAAGAGCAAGAGAGAGAACAATACAAATATGATTGTGAATATTTTGTTGTAGGTAATGATATAGGTATTGCAAAAACCAGAGAATTGATTTATAGAAAAGCAGGCAACAAAAGATATGCTATTCTAGATGATGATATTATATTTTATCGTAGAAATAAAAAGTATCATGGTTTTGAACCAAGTATGGAAAAATCAAAAAGAGTTTCTACTGAAAAAGATATTGATGATATGATGAAAACATATAATGAATGGATGAATGAAGGTCATATGCATATAGGATGTAGAGATGAATCATTATGGCCTAAAGTATCTTATCTAAACAATAAAGAAATAATTGCTAATCATTTTATAGATGGTAATGAGTTGTTTAAGTTTATTGATGATGTTGATTGGGATGTATGTCAGATAGGGGAAGACCATTTATTTACTATAGAGTGTATGAGGAGAGGATATATGAATAGGGTAAGTGATGAATTTTTACAGAACAGATGGTCAAGTGCTTATGATGAAGGTGGTTGTGCAGAGTATAGAACTGCTAAATACCATGATGATGAAATGATGAAACTAGCACAAAAATATCCAGAGTTTGTTACATTGAAAAAAATGAGAGAAGTAAAAAAGATTGGAATAATAAGACACTTTCAGATTGATTGGGATAGTGTATATAAATCTTATCAAACCACATCTTTGAGTAATTTTTTGTTATAAATATAATTATATTAGACTGCTTGACAAAGGCTTTCAAATATGTTATAATAGTAAGATAAACTGTAAAAAGTTTATAAGGTGTAAGTTAAACAATAATGTTTACTTAGACCCGAACCCTAAAAAGTTCAAACTCTTACACATGGGGCTCATGTGTATAAAGGAATAAATAAGATGAATAATAAGAATTATAATAATATTCTCGTTGATGTTACATCAGATGAGAACCTAAATAAAGATGGATTTAAAAGATTTACGGAAGACCATCTAAAAACCTCAAAAAAATTAATTAATAAAGAAGCTTATCCAGAATATTTTGGTAATGAAATTATTTCTGGTTTAAAAATTTATGATTTAGATGACTGTATTAGATTAATTGATAAATCCCTTATCGTAGGAAGAGATGTTGGGGGTTCATTACATAATCATAGTCAGTCATCAAGGAGAAATGGTAAAAATCCTAAAATTAAAGAAATAAAAGCAGATATAACTCTTTATGGTTATAAATTAAGAAGTGTACCTATAATGGTCATTGACAATCTTGATGGAACATATACAATAATAAACGGAATAACAAGGGAAGAGATACTAGAAGAACAAGGTTTCGAAAACTTTATTTGTATTGTGTATACACCAGAAAATGCAAACGACCAATTAGCAACAAATGATGCTATGTCTAAAATGGGACTTAAATCTAATGCTGAAAATGATCCTGCAGGTGACTTAATGAT